TCAGTAGATCTATCCCTTGCTGATTCGGTAACTGGGCTAGGCGGATATATTCTATTTGAGAATCTAAATGTTATTGGAACACAGACCAGGGGTCTATATGGTGTATTCAAAACAGTTTCTACAGACGAGCAAATACTTTTTAAGATCGTAAACAGTCTTAATGGAAGCACATTTACCGTAACTATTGAAAACGGAATAATTAAATATTCCCTTAGCGATGGCACCCAGTCAAACATTGAGCTCACTTTAGAGCCAGGTATTAGCATCAACGACTTGTTTGCAGTGGGTATCAACATTCCAGAGCTAAGTCGTAAATACGGTGGGCGTATGTCTAGATTCTTTAGCTCATCCAAGAACCTTGCAGTTTATGTGGGGGGACAGTTCAGCTTCGACAACACCTTTGACGGAAGAATTTATAGGTTCGGCTTTTCTACACAAAGAAATATTAACAAGGTCCTGACACTGTTCGAGGAAGACCAAGAAATGATGGCGGCAGTTGGTGATGATGCACTAACAATGCTAAATTACACAGCCAGCTATACCCTTAAGCCAACAACATATCTAGATAACTTCATTCTTGAGATTGCTACCGATTCTTATTGGCAAGACTATGTCCCGCTAGCATACCTAGCAGGCTCTGTCATTAACGCAGAAAATGAATATGACAGAAAGCTAAATTTTGTACAGGTCAATATTTCAAATCCTGTCCTTAAAACAATCACAGACGGCAAGTATGTAACCTCAGATTCTCAGGTAAAAACATATATTACATTTCAGTATATGTCTGCCAAGCCTAACAATGATTTAGAAACCTTTATCTATACAGAGGCACCAGATGAATCTCTAGTCATTAACCCAGGCACTAATTGGCTGCTGACTAAGTATGAGTTCTTAGATGAGACGATTGTTTATCTGCCCGCAGATGCCAACTTTGAAGACCTAGCCATCGTAATACATATAGACTCTAAGGCAGCTAACTCTATAAACAGGCAAGTAAAGATTAAGAGTCTGCAGCTAGCTTCACAAGCAATTTCAAATATTGAGCCAAAAGAAATTCCAACTAGGTTTGGCGAAAACATTTTCGCTTACACACTTCGTGGAATTTACCCAGACTACTCAGCTAAAAACCCAGTATCTATCTACAAGGGGTCAACCCCATACATGTACCTGACAAATAACAGTGGAATTAAGATGAAGGGTATTCTCAATGACACTACTGCCAGAGGTATCAGGTCAAGGGTAAACGAACAGTTTTCTGACCTATATCGTGTAGGTGCCGTACAGATGTTAGCAAAATACTACGAGGATGAGTTCCCTGCATCACCTAAAAAGCTAGTAACCTTTACTGCAAGAAATAAGACACTATCTCTTTACGTTACCTCAGCAAGTGCTGACAATACTCGTGGATTTGTATACTGCTTAAATGATCAAACTGGTTTGCCAGATAGCACAGTGTTCTTCTACCTAAACGGCAAGATCGTAAAAGATCTGTACATTTCAACCAAAAAGTGGGACATGATTGGTATACAGTTCCAGGAAAGCTTAGACTTCAACTCTTCAATTGGATATATCGATATCACTGGTCCGCTGCTTATTCACGGACTTTCAAACTACAGGCTTACCGCTAGCCAAGACTCAGTCAGTGCAATTTTGAGAAACTGGTCTCAGGTTAGAACTATGTTCAATGGTGCGTTGACGTACTGGGGAGACTTTTTAGCGACAGATCCAGTAACAACTTGGGAAAATATCTTATATATTCCAACATTAAAGACCTATTTGATCGATCCAAGGGTTACTTTTACCCTTTATGCAGGTACAAATAAGATAATCGTGGGCGATGACACTAGATTGCGGTTTAACAAGTATAGCTATAAGAGCTATAATGACATTGTATGGCAATCAGATATACTAGATGCGGTATAGTATGGTATAATGGTGGTTATGAAACCACAAAAACCAGACGCATTTGAGCAGGCACTGGGCAAAGCTAAAGTAACTTTAGTAGACCCACAAGGTTATGCCTGGGGTACGTATGTTTGGAAAAAGGCTAATGGCAAATGGTTTACCGATGGCCAGGGCAACGTACTAAACATTCCGTCCAATAGGGGCGATGAAAGCCAAATACAGAAACTACGAGATGCTGCAGCACACTACGGTGAGCCAGACGGCACACCAGTATTTATGGCTGGTACCGAAAGAATTACAGACGAAGAGTATTCAGAGCAGTTAGACAGGATGAAGGAAGGCCTAATCCCATCTAAGAATGACCTTGGTGCAATTATTGCAGCTAAGCAAACTTTGGATGCTTATGGAGACGAGGGATAATGTCAGAGCAATACTACATCAATGCAAATCTAGATCCTGAAATGAAGAAGGACGATACCTTCAAAAAGCAGGACCCGTTCACAAAGAATTGGGCAGACCTAAAGTCTTATTCTGGTTTAGAGAAAAACTTTAAGAGACGTGCAGATAGAATGGCTAAGGCCTACGAGTCTCAGATTCCAAAAGACATAGACGTAAACAGTCAGGGGTACCTAGACTCTGCCTATGCAAGAAGCACTGGAACTGATGCTGGTACCAAGCAAATCAATCCAGGTTCAGTATATAACAACGGCTACGGAATGTTTGATGTCATTACCCCGCCATGGAATCTCTATGAGCTAGCTAACTACTACGACACATCTTTTGCAAACCACGCAGCCATTGATGCCAAAGTAGAAAACATTGTTGGTTTAGGTTACGACTTCCACATATCTGAAAGGACTCAGCTTAGGCTAGAGTCCGCTATGGACGATGGCCAGAGAGACAGGGCCAGAAACAGAATTGAAAGACTACGCATTGAGTTGCGTGACTGGATAGAGAACCTTAATCGGGACGACTCTTTTACCCACACGATGATGAAGTTCTTTACAGATGTTCAGGCAACTGGAAATGGCTACCTTGAAATTGGAAGAACTACAAAGGGTGAGATTGGATATGTGGGCCACATACCAGCAACTACTATCCGTGTTCGTCGTCAGCGTGACGGCTTTGTTCAAATTATTGGACAAAAGGTTGTTTACTTTAGAAACTTTGGGGCAAAGAACCCAAACCCAGTAACTGGAGACCCACGACCAAACGAGATTATTCACTACAAAGAATATTCTCCACTAAATACTTATTATGGAGTGCCAGACATTATGTCTGCTATCTCTTCTCTACACGGAGACCAGCTAGCTAACCAGTACAACATTGACTACTTTAGCAACAAGGCTGTTCCAAGGTATGTCGTAACACTAAAGGGTGCAAAGCTTTCTGCTGAGGCAGAGGACAAGCTGTTTAGATTCTTGCAGACAAGCCTTCGTGGCCAGTCGCACAGAACTTTGTACATCCCACTACCAGGCGACTCTGACACTAACAAGGTTGAGTTTAAGATGGAGCCGATTGAGAATGGGGTACAGGAGGCATCATTCAACGAATATAGAATTCGTAATAGAGAAGACATTCTTGTGGCTCACCAAGTGCCACTATCTAAGATTGGTGGAGGAGATAGTTCAGCTATTGCCTCTGCACTTGCTCAAGATAGGACATTTAAGGAGCAAGTAGCAAGACCAGCACAGAAAAACCTTGAGAAAATGCTTAGCAAGCTTATTCGTGAAAAGACAGATATCTTAGATCTCAAGTTTAACGAGCTTACACTAACCGATGAGATTGCACAATCTCAAATTATTGAGCGTTACGTAAAGACTCAGGTTATGACTCCAAATGAGGCAAGGCAGCAACTTGGATTGCCTCAAAGACCAGACGGGGATGACCCATTTGAGATGACATCACGCCAATTAACTGACGCAAGGGCTAATCTAGCAGACAACAGACAAAGGGATGCCGAAAGAGCAAACAATCAATCTGATGGCGAAGCAACTGTTTCAGGACGAAATCCACAAGGAGAAGGCCCTTCTAGCGAATAAATGACAGTATTTTACCATAATTATGTTATAATATTGTTAACTAATACAAAAAGGGTTATATAATAAGGTTAGTATGACTATCTCTAAAGCACAATGGGATTCAGACGGCGACAACCTCCGTCTATCAATGCCTTTCAGCAAGGTTGATAAAGAGAGACGTATTGTCTCAGGATTTGCTACACTCGATAACGTAGACAAGCAAAATGACATTGTGACAACAGACGCTTCCCTTCAGGCTTTTGCAAAGTTCCGTGGTAACATTCGAGAAATGCACGAGCCACTTGCTGTAGGAAAGATGGTCTCATTCAAAGAAGAGAAGTATTTTGACCCAGAGTCAAAGAAGTTTTATACTGGCGTTTACGTATCCGCATATGTATCCAAAGGTGCCCAGGCAACTTGGGAAAAGGTTCTGGATGGAACCCTTTCTGGCTTTTCCATTGGTGGAAAGATGAACAAGTGGGATGACGGCTACGATGAGAAAATGGATAAGGAAATTAGAATTATTAAAGACTACGATTTGGTAGAGCTTTCCTTAGTAGACAATCCAGCAAACCAGTTCGCAAACATCATGTCCATTGAAAAGGTAGACGGTGCAGACATGATCAAGGGTGACTTGGTTGGCCTAGATATTGAAAATGTTTTTTGGGATGACGAGAATGGTATCGTAACGGTATCAAAAGACGAGTCCGCTGCAAGTCCAGTAAGCGGTAGCCCAATGAAGAATATAGGTTTCGTTGAAACAAATGATAGCGAAAAAGCAGAAATGATAAAGTTCTTAGTTGATAGTGCTAAAGGCATTAATCTTTCTAAGATGACAAAGGAGGAAGATCCTATGACTGATGCAACAGAGAACGTCGTTGAGAAAACAGACGACGTAGTTGAAGAGGCACAGGTCGCTCCAGAGGCAGATGCCACAGCTGAGGATGTCGTAAAGGCAGACGAGGCAGAGGTTGAGAAGACCGATGACATGGATGAAGATGAAATGGAAGAGAAGTCCTACGATATGGATGAGGACGAGGAAGCCAAGAAGTCTGAGGACATGGATGAGGATGAGGACAAGTCATACGACGACAAGAAGTCCGATTCTGTCGACCCAGCCGACGAGGTATCTAAAGCAGATGATGTAGTCGCTAATGCCGTTTCCGACATTTCGGAGGGTATTACATCAGCCTTTAGCGATCTATCAGCAGTCGTTAAGTCACTAAGTGATGAGATTGCTGAACTAAAGAAGTCACTCGGAACAGTTACTGAAGACATTGCTTCTGTAAAGAACGATGTTT